CATCAGCTGATACTCCCGCCTTTACACCAAGAGCAACTATCCCCGCAGTTGCAACTCCCGCAACTGTAGATAGTGTTGTTAAACTGCTCCCAAGGTCTTTTAGCTTATTGCCTGTGCTTTCAAACGTTTCACTGACTTGTCCAAATGTTGTATTTACTTTGTTTGATTGTTCTTCAAAGTTTTTCAACTGCTCTTGAGCCTCTACAATCTCTCTTTGAAGTCGTCTATAATCTTCTTGATTGATTTGTACTCCGTTTGACATTTGCTCTTGAACGTTTCTTTCAGCATTTTTCAATACTTCCAACTTATCTTTTGTTTCTTCAACTGCCTTTGATAGTAGTTGTTGTTTTTGCCTTATCAAATCAGTGTTTTTAGGGTCTAATTTCAAAGCTTTATCAACGTATTTTAGTTCATTTTGTAGCTTTGAAGTCTCCTTATTTACTTCTTTTAGAGCCTTTTGTAAAGGTAAGGTATCACCGCCTATTTCGATTGAAATACCCTTTATATCTCCCGCCACTTTTTATCCCCCTTTCTTATTTTTTGCAATAAAAAAGACACCTTTTACAGTGCCTTTAAAAGTATATTTTATTTATTTTAAACCTAATTGTGCTTTTGATATCACCTTACCACCTTGAAACATCACATTTGCATTACTTATATTATCCGCTCCGTACCACATATACATTTCTGTCTTTAAATCTCCGCTTTTTATTCCTAATTCTTCAAGCCCTTTTAATTCCATATCTGCTTGAGATAGTAATTCTCCCTGAGAGCCTATTATTTTTACAACCTCATCATATGTCATCCCTGTTTGAATTTTATTAAATTCATCAAGTGTTATTTTTTCGCTTGGTGTTATAAATCTGTTACCACTAAACATACCTATCAAAACCAAAATTATAAAAGCAGGTAAAATAAATTTAGTATAATTTATTTTCTTTTTCTCTATTTGTGGGATAGGATAAGGTACTCTGTTTTGCTTTTTAGACTGTTTTATTTTTTCTTTTTCTAAAAAATCAGATATTTCTTTTTCTCTTTCCGCTGTTTCATCAGTATTAGTAATCACAAAATTTATCAAACCTAAATTTAATTCTCTTTCTTTCAATAAATCAAATACGTGATTTTTTATATAATACTCCTTTGTAAAATTATAATTTTCAAAAAACAGAAAACTATGTCTAATCAAATCTAAACGTTCAGTATTTCTCGGATATATCTTCCCAATTATATTATTTTCAAATAATATATTTACACCTACAGCATCTTTTTGTAATTGTACTTCAAGAATAATTTGCTTTTCTACTTCATCTATATTTTTAATATATTCTCTTAATACGTCATTTATAAAATCTGAATTAAGATTATTAATATATATAGGCATTGTTTCTTTCTTTAATACTTCTTGAGTTATTAAAACAGGTTTTTCAAAACCATTTTCAATTATATCAACAAACCTTTCAGCCTGTTTAATATGTGTTTTAATATTGAATCTTAGATATCCAAGACAAGCATTTTCGCTTCCAAACATTAAAAAATTTTCTTGTATCTCTGCCCTTTCTATCTCTGATGTTTCCCATTTTTTTGTTATCTGATTACTCTTACCATAGTTATATATTAATTCAATACTATTTTCATCAGCGTAAAACAATGTATTGTCTATGCCCAAAAATCTTATAGTAAAAGTTTTTTTCTTAGTTTCATAGTTAATAGCAGAATTATAATTATATTCGTTAAAGGCATAATCGTTATAATCATATCTTTGACTTTTATTCCTTTTAGATTTTGCTCCTGAACCTAATGTACTCGTATATGATACCCCTGTGCCCGGCACCCCTACTGTGCCTGTAACTCTTCCTTTTGAGTTCATAGTTACTCTTGCTCCTTTAGTACCTGCACTCAAACTTAAACCAGTCTTGCCTACATTTAATTTAACTCCTGAACCTAATTTTATACTTTTTCTAAAGCGAGTTCCCATAAGATTATCCCCCTTAGTATGATATTAAGATAACTATATCAAACTAAGAAAATATTTTCAATACTTTTAAGTCAAATCTTTTATACTTCCCCAAACTTCTGTTTCTTCACCATCTCCTGTGTATTGGTCGTTTTGCTCAACGAAGATATCAACGAGTTGTCCGACTGTGAGTCCGTCAAGGTCTTTAATAACGATATTCCTTGCGAGGCAACTTGCGATAAGTCTTGACGTAGTGAGTGTATCTTCTCCTGTATGCTCTGCATCCATATCTTCGTTTTTTTTTGAAAATTGACAGAGAAAAAAGTGCCTAATAGCAATTCAAATACAACAGGCATTATCTCATCAAGCGGGAAATTCTCAAAACTGTCAAGCCAAGTGTCGGGGTCAGGTATATCCTTATCAGCATTTTTTGCCAATGCCCATACAAGATTAAATACATCAATTAGCTGTAAGCCTTGTATATTGTGTATAGCATCTGATACACTATGGTCTATCATCTTATCAAAGATTGGCATTACTGTTGGTATAAAATCTTTTCCTGTCTGAGCATTATATATTTTTAAAAAAGAGGCTGTTGCTCTCAGCCTCACAGGTTTATCATCAATTATTATTGTTTTTTCCATTTGTTTTTACTCCTTATATGCCAGGTGCAACGGCGATTGTAGGTGCGGTAGTGAAAAGATTTTTATAATTAGTGTTTTCAGAAGCTACCTCGACAAGTCCTATTTGTTTACCCGATACTTCAATGCCTGTAAAAGTCAATGATATTGTTTCTGTCATTACTTTAGGCTTTCCCGGCTCGAGTGTTTCCCATTCTTTTTTGATTGCTCCAGGAACGCAGTTAAACATTATATACCTTGTATCTTCCTTATCGCCCTTTTCTTGAAATAATAGGGTAATTGGTTTAGCCTGTACCCCTTTTATCTCTATAAGCTCTCCGTTTGAGCCGTTGGCATAACCAAGTACATTCTTTTTAAATTCATCAGTGAATTTTGCAACATTAAGGTCAAGAGTATCACCGCTTGAAAGGTTGAATGTATGGTATTCTGAATCATCAGCTATAAATGTTGTTGTTTCAGTTTTTAAATCTCTACCGAGTTTTACCGCTCCTGGCAAAGCTACAGGCACTGCCCATTCAATTACACCGCCTGTTTTTTCTGTGCCTATCGAATAATGCACTAATTTAAGACCGTAAGCTACTTTATTTTTACTCATCTTTATATCTCCTTTTAAATATAATATATAACTTCTGTCATATTCTCACTTTCAATACGAATATCCGCCGACTTAGTCCAATATATATCATTTTCATCAAGCAAATCTTCAAGTTTTTCTTCAAGTGCAAAATCTTTATCTTCAAAATATAATTCTATATTATATTTATTGTCTTTATGATAAACCTTGCAATCCGCCCCAAAATTATTACTTCCTGATTGGACAAAAATAATATACGGTAGTCGTTGAGATTGTTTAAAACTTTGATATGCAACAGGTATATTAAGTTGTTTTAACATTTTAAAAATTTCAGATGGTTTCAATTTTACCACGCAACCTTTGTAAAAATTTACTCTTAGTCATCTCTTCCGCCTGTGCAATATGCGGAAATGCTCTTGCTCTCTTTGTACCGCCCTTTAAAGCGTGTCCATTTTCAAGCAAATGTGTCAACCTGTAGTATCTCTTGTTATGCACTACTGCATTTACTCCGCCTGAAATGTCTTTAGTCTTTTTAACTGTCCAACCTCTCGCATACTTACCCTTACGCTTTGGCGAAGTGTTTTTCAGTTCTTTTACAGTGTCCTTTGCTTGTTCATCGACTGCCTCATTGAGCTTTTCAATTACTCGACTTCCATATTCTTCCAAGAGTTCTTCAATCTCTTGCGATATGTCAATTTCCATCGTGTTGCAAGCTCCTTTCTATAGCCTTTACTTCGATAAGTTCATTTTTAAAGCCTATATTATCTACATTATCAATATCATATACAGCTTTTTGGAATATAATCCTCATAGAAGTATCTATTTTTACTCCTGCTTTTATGATAAATTTGACTGTCTTTTGTTCGTTTGTCTGCTTAGCTATCTCATATTCCTTACCGTATAGATTTTTTCCATCAGCAAACAACTTATATTTCTTAGTCCATTGCTCTTTTTGTATGCCATTTTCATCTTGAGTAACAGTCTTTTCTTGCACTTCAAAAGGAGTATCAAACACTCTATTGACATCTGTTAATATTTGTCCTTTATTTTTCAAGTTTCTTTACCCCCTCTTGAAGTTGCAATCTTAATATTTCGTGAGCAAAATTACTTTCAAAATACTCAATAGCGTTATTATAAGCATATCTTACTCGATTAAATAAAAGTTCTTTCATTTCCGATTCTTTTGTAAAGTCAATATCAGCCCCCATAAGACTTTTTATTGACTGTTTAGACTGTTCTATCAAAGATTTTAATTTATTGTCGATATCCTCATCTTCCCAAGTTATATTGAGATAGTTTTTGATTTCTTCTAACATAGTACATTACCCCTTTACAATAAAAGGGATAAGCACTAAGCCAACCCCTTAATAATCTTTATCAACTCTTCTTTATTACCTGCTTCTTTGATATCTTGTTCAGGTATTCCTTTGTCTTTCGCTATCTTTTCAAGTTCTGACCTTTTTAGTTTACTTATGTCTTGTTCTTCATCTTGTTCTTGTTCTTCTACAACTTCGACCCAGGCTCCGCCTTGTGTAAGTATCTGATTTAGTCTTTCCTCTGATACTTCGAATATGTCACCTATCTGCCTTGTAGTCTGTTCTTTATAATCTTCAAAAACTATCAATGCTCTTACTTTTAACATATTGCACCCCTTTCATTATTATAATAAAAGACTACCTCATATTGAAATAGCCTTTTAAATCATCAATCTATATTCCAGGATTTTGAGTTGTCTTTACTATAATACTATCCGCATTGTTACCTGTATTGTTTGCGTGTGCTTCAAGTGTAGCTACAGTTGCACCATCTACAGTTGATACATCAGCAACGAAAAATGCGTTTTTATCTTTAGCTAATCCGTATCCATAGAATTTAGCTATATACAAATCCATATCTTCTATTGCAAGTGTTTCAGTGTATTTATCTATCCTTACATCACTTGCTACACCTAAGAAGTAGTTTTGCAAATCACCGAATATCAATACATTTTCAGGACAAGCATAAGTCTTGATTATCTCTTCTCCTGTAGGCAGCTTATCAAGTACCCATGTTCCGTTTACTGTCTGATATGCAAGGTTTGGAAATACTTTTTCCCAGTAAGTCAAAGGATTTACTACAATCACTACATTTCCTGTATCAGTCTTAGCTTTTGCTAATCCTGCTCTTATACCTGCAAGCGATTTAGGTTTGAAGTCTGCCAAAGTAACCTTGTCTTTATCAGGATATACACTGTCTGTTGCTCCGCTTAATTTCTTAATCATACCTATTGGCTGTTCTTTGCCTGTACCTTGTACTATAGCAAGCTCCAAAGACGCTGACATTATTTCTTGTATGAATGTGATAACATAGTTAGCTAACCAATCAGGCCCCAGTTCAAGCATACCCTTACACACCGGCACAAATCCTGATAGTCTGCTTGATTTGATATCTATCACATCAAAGCCATCAAGTATCATTTGCTTAATATCTTCGCAAATCTTACCCCAAAATGCTTTAGCCTTAGTAGGTCTGCCGACAATATACTGTGCTAACACTTCTGTATTTTGCATATCAATCTTTGATAGTAGCGGATGCTCTTCTTTTAAATATCTGTAGATATCTTGTATTATTGTTTTAGGAAATGCCTGATCAACATTATCAAGTCCTTTTCTTTCAATTACCGCATTGAAATATTTCTTTTCTTCTGATGTAAGAGGTTTTAGCGTACCTCTGTTTATAAGTATCTGTTCATCTACATACGCTGTATTTTGATTACTTATCTCAGCTTTTGCTTGTTCCATTATTGCATTTTGCAGTCCGTCAGCAAAGTTCATAAATGCTTCTTCCTGAGCCTTTGCATCATCTGCTTGTAAAGAGTTGAACAGGTTCAATCTTAGTTCGTCCATATTTTTAATAACATCTAAATTTTTCATATTATCTGTCTCCTTTTTTTATTTTAATTTTAAATTAGCAAAATTGCTCATAAACTTAATAGCATTGTTTATTTCTTCTGTTTTAGCTTGTTTATCTTCTTTATTAGATAACTCTATTACCTCATCACAAAAGCCATTTTCAAGGCATTCATCAGCTGAAAGCCAAGTTTCAGTATCTATTAGACTTTTAAGTTCTTCATCTGTACCTTTGAATTTAGCTTTGTATGTTTCAAAAACTGTTGCATTGTCCAGTTTTTCAAGTGTTTCAGCAACCTTTTTCATATCGTTGCAATTGCCCCAACAAAATGAGCTTGCACGATGTACCATCAAAGTTGTATTTTTAGGCATTATCAATTTACTTCCTGCCATAGCAATCAAACTCGCTCCACTTGCTGCTAAACCATCAATATATATAGTTATATTTTTGTTCAAGGCTCTTATATGATTAAATATAGATACACTTGCAAATACTGACCCACCATAAGAATTTATGTGTAAATCAATATTATTAGTGTCTATATCATCAAAGACCTTTCTAACTTCAGCAGGAATAATAAAATCTCCCTCTATCTCTTCACCACTCCACCAATCTCTTGGTCTTTCATCTACAATATCTCCATATAAATATACAATAGTGCTATCTCCTTGTCTTTTAGCTTCAAGCCTAAAATCAATCTTTTGTTTATTCACTCGCTTCACCCCCTTTCATTATATTGTCCATAGTAGTTAAATTTAAGGTCATAAATCTTTGTTGTCCAAGCTCTCCGCCTATCTTTTCACGTCCTAACATAGTTAAGTTATCATCAAGAGTATTAACTCCATCACGTGTCAATATATCAATAGCAAGTGCTAATTCTTTAATAGATATTTCTTTTATCATTGATATATCAATTTTTAGATATGAACCTCTTGTAAAACCCTGCTTTTTGTAATACTTACGATTGATTTCCTTTTCAATAAGCTCTGCCCAAGGTCTTATACAAAAAGCCATAAAATTATCAAAAGATTTATCACTATCCGCTACAGAGCCTTTTAAGAGTTGTGGCGGAATTTGAAATGCTATCGCTACATAGTCAAATACATCGTCAATAAGACTTCGTATATCTCTACTATCAGACCCATTTTTATATGTTTGATTAGTAAGGTCTGTATATTTAAGATTATTTGTAAGTGGTATCAATGCTCCATTTTCAGCATTGAAAAATGATTTAAAGTTTTCACTAAGTAACTTTTGTAATCTCTCCTGTGCATCAGGTGTCTGTGGGTAGTTTGTTGGTATCTCTAAAATCCCACGTCTTGCATTACTTCGCTTATATGTGTTCTTGCTATATTCAATAAGCTTGCCATAATCTGCATATAGTCCATCAATAAGATTTTTCATTTTTACAGAATGTAAAGCAAAATAAAATACGTCTTTTTCTTCATAACTTTTACCAAGCATTAAATTAGCTATTTGTATATTTGTATAATAGTTATTTAAAAATGCTCTTTCGTGTCTTTCAAAATCATCAGCAACATATAAGTTATTATCTTGCATTACTACAAGAGCCTCATTGTTATAGACCATATTACTTATAGCTTGTCTCCAAAATCTACTTGCATTTTGATTGCCATTTGGCTCTATGTTAAATAAAAAGTAATTTTCTTTTTTTACTTCCTTGCCTTTGTCAAATGTCTTATATTCAGCCAATGCAAGTGTATTTGATATAAGGTTGATAGCTGTTTGTATTGCTAACTGTTTATAATATGTTTCAGCTGTCAATCTACAAAATTCATCATTTAGATTAATCTTTCCTGTTTCTCTATTCAAAGTAGGGAACAGATTAAGAAACCAAGTTTTTAAGCTCAAAATATCACTTCCTTTCAATAAAAAATGGCTATTTCTAATATAGAAACAACCATTAATAAATAACTACATCATAAAAATTACTATTGCCACTTGTATTTATATCTTGCAAATCATCGTCTATTAATGAATGCAAGAAACAAAAAAAGCCATCAGTTTTTCGCTTTATTGGCTCTATCTTTTTATATGTTATATTTCCCTTATTGTCCACTTCTCTTTTAGTATTCCAAATATACCATCTTAACAATTTATCATCTTCAAAAACTACAGTCTTATTTGCGAACATTATATCAATATTAGGCGCTACTTTATTATGTGATATGCTCCCGTTTCTTATGCCTATAACTTCAGGTAATCCCATTTGTTCAAACTTTTCTCTAATAGCTTGTAATCTAAAATCATCTGCTTTTATTTTAGAGATATAATATCCGTCTTTCGCTCTATCTAAAAACCACTCTGCTAATAATTCAGGTGGTATTGTTGGATATTTGCTTTCAGGTACTACAGTTGCCCAACCTCTTTTTATACACTCATCAATATCAATGTTATATTCTGTAAGTTGTAAGCTCTTTTCGTGTATCCAAGTATGCTGCTTAAAATAAGTTTTTCCATTTACTTTCCATCTAAGTCCTGCACTTGCAAAGTCTCTTAAATCTGCAAAGTCTATTGAGCCTATACATTCAAACCCTGTAAGTTCTATCCAACTATGTCCTTGACAAGCATATAATAAATCTTCCCAATTACATACTGTTTTTGTCTTAGACACATAAGGTAAATTCATTCTTTTAGTTATAAAAGCCTCTTTTAAGCTTTCGTTATATAGCATTTCATCATATTCAATTTCTATTTCATTTTTTAAGTCTAAGCTATAATTAATTCTATAATTAGCTTTTTCCCACATTTTAGGCTTGCCAACTTCCTGTATAGTATCAAGCTTGCTGATAATTGGTAAAAAGCCTTTGTGCTTGCTTTCTCCTGTTAATATTCTTCTTGCTCTTTCTTTGTAGTCATCTATTACTCCATCCCTTATTTCTCCGTCTGTTGTAATGTATATCCTGCGTGGATATGGTACTTTTCCAAGACCACCCGTAAATACTTTTATATTATCATAATTTTCGTATGCGTGTATCTCGTCAAAAATAACACACCCTGGACGACCACCATCTTTTGTCTTTGCATTAGATGTTTTATAACTAATCTTTGACCTTGTTTTTCTGTTTTGTATTTTAGTTAAGTTATAATCAAATATCTTTTTGCCTTTTTCTCCCATATCAAAAATCACATTATATACTTCATCAAAAGATGTTTTTGCTTGTTCTTCTGAATTGGCTACAATGTGAACATCATAATTTCTTATCCCATAATTTTTTGATACAAAATAAAATGCTAATGTTGAAATAAACCCATTCTTTCCCCATCCTCTACCTTTAAGTATTAATATTTGACTAAATACTAATTGCTTAGTATCTTTATATGTTAGTCCTAATATAAGGCTTGCATAAAATTTTTGGTCTGGCATTAAATTAAAAAAGTATTTTTCTGTAACTCTAACATAGTCCTCAACTATATCACTATCAAAAATAACATTACTATCACTTAATACATTCCTTATTAAGGACATCAATTGTTTTTCTTCTTTGCAGGTATATACTTCGCCTTTTTCTACCATTCGCATCCAAGCGCTTATATATTGATGAAAATTATAACTCTTCATCAATATCACCTGCTTGTTCTGCTCCTTTTAATCCTAATTCTGATAATATCTTTAGCATTTGACTATTAGTCTTTATTAGATTAAGGACACTATCATTTTGCTTAGTTCCATATTGATTTTCACCATTCTTATATTCAATATTAACTCCACGTTCTTTTATGTCTTTAATTAAATTTTGCTTAACTACCCATAGAGCCATATAATCATTTATCAAATCAATATAGAAATCTTTATTCAATCCTTTATTTTTTAATTGTTCTAATAAAGAGCTTTGTATTTGTTCTTGTTTAGTTTTTGCCAATAATATCACTCCTTATTATTTTTATTTTTTTCTCCAAACCTATTGCAATTCCAAATAAATATGTTAGGATATGGTTAAGGGGGTATATAAATGATTACTGTTAAAAAAATAGAAATAAATTCACCATTTAGATATCTATGGTTAAAATATATAAATGGTGTAAACTTAAATGTTCATTGTGCTAACTCATTATTAGGTTTTTATTCAAAAAAAATTGATAAAAAAATAGGTATTTATAAAGATATACATCTTAATGAATTTGAACCTAACATTTTATATCTTTGTGGTGTTGCATTTCCATTTGTTTGGGAAAATAATTTTCATCTTGCTTTCAAGGAAAAACAAGGTTCAATTATTAAATATTCAAATAATGGTATTTCAATAGAAATTGAAAATGCAGAAATATTGCCAATAGATAAATCATATATTGATATAAATCATAAAAAGGCTAAATACAAATCTTATAATACTTGTCGCAATTGGTGGTTTGCTAATTACTTAGCCAAAAATATTTTTAACAATTAAGTCAAGTAAGCCAATATGTTCATTATGTTTAAAACCATTAGGATATTCCATATTAAATTCTTTTTCCAAGCATCTAATCACTTCTTGCTTTTCTTGTCTTAATGGTTTTTTACATATAGCATAGATATTACTGCCTGCATCTTTTCCTGAAATTTCAACTTCTTTAAAATATTTTTCACACATATTTTGCAAGCTATCTTTTGTATGGAATTTTTGCATTGTAAAAACTCCATTTCTAAATGTTGCCGAAAAATCATTCTCGTCAAAAAATTCTATATATCTAACTCTATCCTGATTTGTATTTGAGTCAAACATATGTTGAATTTTCCCTTTATTTCTTGTTGATAAATACAATATACCATTTTCATTTAAAAGGCTACTACAAGCTGTCATTACACAATGTTCATAATCTGTTGATGTTATACTGTTTATAACGCTATCTAAAACAACAACATCATACAGTTTATTTTTTGAAATGTCTTTTTTAATATCATCTATCATCTTTATTGTTTCTTTTATATTAAGGGTTCTACTTTTTTTATTTCTAAAATTAGGTTCATAATAATTGAATTTATAACCTTTTTCTTTTAATTTCTTTGCATAAAAACATTGACCTGCTCCAAAATCTATATATCTCATTTCCTTATTTAAATCAGGAATTATATATTTTTCGTAAAGAGAACTTTTTACACTTGTTCCATTTCTATTCATTTGGCAATACATTTGTACATAAGGTTTTATATTTAATACATCATAATTATACCTTCCATAATCCTCACCCAAATAACCTATTGTTGTATCTTTATCACCTGTAAAATATATCAATACATTTCTTTTTAAGAGCTTGCAAACAAAAGCATAATCACTATTATGGATTATATTTCCACTTTCATCACATATACAACTGCCAAAATCTCCATATTTTACTATTAATCTTGATATTTCTTTTGTTATACTTGGTTTTGCTTTTTCTTGAATATTTATATCTTCATAACTTACAATGTTAAATCCTTGATTATATTCTTTTTGTATATTTATTGTGCTTGTATTTGTTTCAATACTATTGTGCATAAGGTTAAATCTTATTTCGTCTTGTATATTTGCTTTTTGTTTTAATATAAAAACTGGTGTTTCTTTTAATCCTACTGATTTCATAGCTTTTGTTCTTTGGTGTCCTGCAACTATTGTTCCATCTTTATTTATTATTACAGGTTTAATTACTCCTAATGTTTTTATACTATCTTTTAATTTTTCAAATTGTTCATTTGATATTACACGTGGGTTATATTCTGCACCTTTTATTTTATCTATTGGATAATTGAGTTTTAACATAAATTTTCTCCCAACAATTTTAAAACAAATCCATAAGAAATTCCATTTTCTTCGATATATTCATTATATAAATTTTCTAATTTTTCGCTTTCTTCTTCTGTCATTTCTATTTTATATGTTCCAAATTTAAGATATTTGGATATATTTCTCTTTTCTTCATTTTCATAATCTTTTGTTATTTCTACATGTTCTATTTCTGCAAACCCAAAATCTTCAAAATTTAATTCAACATCTTCGCAAAAACTTAATTCTTCAAGTTCTGCATTTAATAATTCATAATCCCAATTAGCAAACTCGGCGACTTTATTATCTGCAAGCCTAAAAGCTTTTATTTGTTCATCTGTCAAATCATCAGCTATTATACAGGGTACTTCTTTTATGCCTAATTGTTTACAAGCTAAATATCTATTATGCCCGCACACTATTTCATAATTTTTATCAATTATCATTGGTATTTTAAAACCAAATTGTTCAATAGATTTTGCCACTGCATTAATAGCGTCTTGTCCTATTATTCTTGGATTATTCTTATATTGCTTTAACTCATCTATTTGTATATTTTGTATTTTTAAATCTTTCATATACTGTCCTTTCCACACCCCTTAATAAAAACACATATTTTTGTATTGCCTTGCCATTGCCCCGTTTTCAAGGTTCAAATAAAAAATCATTTTTTTAAATCTCGGGGTACAAATTATTTTCAAATAAAAATATTCTCCACAACTATTTTTTCTTTTATATAATAAAAAAACTATCTCCATCTTTCTTTGTGAATAGGTTTTTTATTTTTAATCAACTCTTTTAACTTTTCAGGATGTTCTTCATTATGACATTGATTGCATAAGCTAATAAGGTTACTGTCTGTCAATGCTAATGATGGATACTTTTTATAATGTTTAATGTGATGTACTGTAATAGCTTTTGAATATCTTCCTTTACCCTTACACTTTTGACATTCAAAGTTGTCTCGCTTTAATATCTCATCTCTCTTATCTCTCCACTCTTTAGATTGATAAAAGTCTATATCAAATTTGATTAGATACTTATTCATTTCTATTTCCTTTTAGAATTAACATATAGGTCTTTATGTTTCTTATTATTTTTTAGTCTTTCCGCAGATACCTGCAAATAAGGATTAGTTATCTCTATGTTGTTAGTCAGATAATATATAATACACAATATATCCTTTTCGTATCTTCTTTATCTTATACATAATATTCGCCTTTTTCATTGCAACAAAAAAGACCTCACTTAAGAAGTCTTTTTTGTAGATAATATTAAATTTTAGGTAGATTTTTACAATACTATTATATCACATTTGATACTATCATTTACTATCAACTTTATTTTTTTAACACTTGTATAATTTGCTTAATTCTTTTAAAGCCCAACCGTGCAGTTTATATATATGCGATAGAGAATATCCCATTTCATCTGCAATACTCTCCCAATCTTCACATAGTATATAACGTTTATATAATACTATTTGCTGAGCTTTATTTTTTAACGCAAATATCTTCGATTTAACTTTTGCTTGCTCTTTTAATAACTCTTTCATCTTATGCATTATATCAGTTTCAAACTCAAGAATATTACAAATCAAATCTTCTTGCGTGGTTTGTACAGTTCCTGTTTTATCTTTTGTATAATCAATACCACGTATGAATATAAGATCCTGCTTGAGTAGTTCTATCTCTTTTTTTCTTGTACTGATATAGTAGTGTTGATGTCTTAACTCTTGCAACTCTTCTTTGATACTCAATTAGTCACCTCACTCATCTACACTATCTAATTCTATCAGTGTCATAATCGCATAATTAGCCAAGTCCATTAAAGTGTCTTTTATGCTTTCGTCCTTGACCTTTTGCTGATTTACGCATAAGCTTTGCAATCTATTAGTCTTGTCGGTAATTCTTGTTACAGCAGATATCATACCCAACTTATTAAAAGTCTCAGTGAATGAATCTCCGTAATCACTGTTTTTATCTACATACATAAGTGTTAGCTGTTCGCATATATCCAAGTGTTTTTGTATTTTAGTCATCTTGCACCTCATCTATGATTTCAATTTGTAAATCACTTTCAAAATTGACTAAATCACTACCATAATCACTATCTAATTCTTTTTTTATTTCTGCTATTGTTTTGCTTGTATTATTTATTTTAACCATTTTCAAAAATTCATCAGGAATATCACCTATAAGTTCATATTTCATTTTTAACTTTGCCATTAATCTTCATCTCCTCACTCTTTTAAATCTTCTGCTTTGACAAATACTCCGTTTATAGTCTTACCTGTTCTACCTTTTATTTTCTCATAAGCCATATCAAGACATCTTGTAGGCTCTATTCCTATTTGTCTACATAAGATTATCAAAGTTACGAATATATCTCCCATTTCAAGCATTAATGATTCAATATTTATTGATTTACAAGTATCATTTCCCATTACTTTTCGCCAATGTTTTTCGCCAATGTTTTTCGCTATCTAATTCCGTCTTAAATTCAAGCACTTCTTCAATAAATTTCATAAACTGCTTATCAGCATTTTCAAATTTTAGCAAATTTTTATCTTTCGCCCACTCTAACGTTAGTTTTTGTAGTTGTTCAAAATTTTTCATTGTTTTTACTCCTTTGTATTTTGTTTGTGATAGATTTTATTTTTACTCATTTTCTTCAAACTCCTTAACAGCTGTTCATATTTTTGTATCTGTAATCTTAATTCTTCATTTTGATTTTCTAATTTTTCTTTTAAGTTTGGGCTTTTCCACGCTAAGTATTTGTTTTTGTCTATATCTGAATATAGACTATATATTTTATCTTGTACTGCTTTTTTTATTAATTCTTTATTCATATGCATTACCTCTAATCAATATCATCTGTTTTTAAACCTAACAGCTTCAGAGTTAAGTCATCTACAGTTATTCCATATATCTTAAATCTCTCGAATATATCATTCTCACCCTCGTTATGAACTCTTGTATGCCAGTATCTGCTGAGTGCTATTAGCTCAAGTCCTGAGTGACTTATCTTATGTCTGTTTCTTCCCATTCCCACATGACTTCCTGTACAGTGGTGTATATCAGCGTTAGGCTCATTGGATATAGCACATACACGATACTTTAAGCAATAATACAAGTATTTATTTATGTCATCGGTCCTTTTTAATAAGCTCTCATGCACAGGCACTCCCCAAGAGATACAAAACTCTATAAGATGATTTATAAACTCTCTTGCTGTTGTCACTGAACAATTAGACAAGCTGAAATACTCACTGCCTGTTTTTGCTATATAGTCGTATTTCATAATGCCCTTGATATGCTCAGCTTCATATCCTGTGTACTCTGATATATCTTTGAGAGTAGCATATATCTTTTTTCTTTGCTCAGTAGAGATAAATCGAGGGTCCTTTATCTCTATCTCGCAGTCAATATAATCTCTATCGCCCTTATATCTTAGTAGAGTAGAATATACATTATCTTCAATCTCAGCGTATATGCCTACTCCTTTTTCAAGTATTTTTGCTTTTTTTATCTTAGTGAATGCTTTCATTTTTATGACCTTTTTTTAATTCTATCCACTTTTCATAATTTTTCTTTTTCTCTTGATATTCTGCTATCTTTCTGCGTATATAGTATTTTTCTTTCTTACTAAGATTATCAAGTGTTAAATCTTTATGATACTTGGCTATTTTTATATCTATTATTTCAATAGCATCTGTTAGAGTGCTTAGTTTTAATTCTTTGTAAAATGTTTCTCTACTTTTAAAAAATTCACACTCATCACAATCTATCTTTTTGAGTGCTATACAATTACCGAATTCTCTATATGCATAACAGCTTGTGTTATAAATTTCATCGCTTATTGCCATATTACACCTCTTGTATATTTATCTCCACTCTTGGATTATCCTTATCATATAGCACTCTGCTTCCGTCGTGGCTCTTAATGATATTTACATTGTCATCTTGTAAGACATTAGCTTTAACAAGTATGTCGCAAGTGGCCTCTAATAGATTTACAAGGTCTACTCTGTGTTTAGTCGGCATATAGTATATGCACTGCATATTGACAGGTATACATATATTCTTTTTCTTACTACCTTGTATCTGTCTTATACAGTCTTTTTCATATTGACTGTATTGTTTGCTCGGTAGTATCTTAGTGTAATTTCCGCATTTTACTATCCTTGAAGAGTTTTTTTTCGTTATAGGTCTGCCGTATAGTATGATATGTTCATTATTCATTTTTTTGTTCTCCTTTAAATCTTTAAAAAATGCGATAAATTACTATCTTTTTTTATTGGCATATACCTTGTTATAAATATTTCTTGGCTTTCTATGTCTGAAAAAATGGTAAAACCTGTTTGACCATTTATGCCTTGTCCTGTTTCATCTTTTTTTATTCTTATCATTTTTTCAAACTCTTCATATATTGTGATAAATGATAAATCGCTATTGTAATATATTGAATAATTGTATGTTTCTTTATAAAGCAGATTAGTTGTGTATAAATCTCTTATATCTTTTGAATATTTGTCAAAATATGTTTCAAAATTACTGTCAATAGTTAATTGTGCTCCGTTTGTTCTAAAATCATTTTTTGTGTTATATACTATGTCCACTGATAAAAGTTCATCACTTTCAGGAACTACCTCAAATCTTGCATATAATATACCGAGTGTTTTTGGCGATAACTGTTTTGTAGAAAATCCCCAATAATCAGTTAATATGAAATCTTGTATTTCTTCTGTTTCGTCTATGTTTTTTATTTTTCTAAGCCATTTAATTTCTCTTTCTTTTTCCAATCTTGCATTTATCTTTTCCCAATCTAACATTATTTTTTCTCCTTTTTATTTCATAAATACAAGCCAATGTGTTTTAGCACGCTTATTGCCAAAAAGTGGCTTATATTCAATAACTTTTAATATATCTTTTAGTTTTATTTGTTCTTCATTCCACTTGAATATCAGTGTTCCATTTGGTTTTAATACTCGCATACACTCATTAAAACCTTGTTTTAAATCACTCGGCCACGTTTGTTTATCAAGTGTTCCGTACTTTTTGGCAAGCCAAGAGTTTTGCCCTGCTTGTCTTAGATGTGGCGGATCGAATACAACAAGATAGAATGTATTATCTTCAAATGGTATATTTCTAAAGTCTGCAATTATATCAGGTTCAACAATTAATTTACGGTCATCACACAATTTAGTGTCAATCTGCCTATTATCCATAAAAACAGTATCTTCGTTTTGTTTATCAAACCAAAACATTTTACTTCCACAGCAGGCATCTAATATTTTTTTCATATCTCACCTTTATTTATTAATTAGAATGGCACATCATCATCATTAACAGCTCTGTATCCTTCTTCGTCCATTCCCTCAAAATCATTACTGCCTTGATTACCTTGACTTCCTTGTTGTTTCTTATCTCCATAGTCTATGAACTTCACTTCTTCGGCTATAATCTCAACGTTATAACGCTTAGTGCCGTCTTTATCTGTATAGTTGTTGTTTTGTAATCTGCCTCTTATTGCAACCATTCTGCCTTTTGCAAGATAATTGACACAAGTCTCCGCTCTTTTTCCCCATACAACTATGTTGAAAAAATCAGCAGTAACTTCAGCGTCTTTTGCGGCAAACGCTCTGTCAACAGCTATAGAAAATCTCGTTACGGCATTACCTGTAGATGCAATATATCTAAGCTCAGGGTCTCTTGTAAGTCTGCCTATCATAATTACAGTGTTCATTTACTCATCTCCTAAAATTTATCTAAATCATTGTTTGCAAGTATCGTATCTTCAAGTTCTTTTCCTGTCATAGTCGGAGTTTTTACATATGATTTTTGTATTAAGTTTTCATTGTTCGTTTTATTATCTGCATAAGTATTTTCAAGAACTTTGACATAATTATTCGGTCTAATCAGCCAATCAAACGTAATTGTCCAACCGTTTTTATTTTGTCCACGTAAAAAACTTGATTTTTTAATATTTTCTATGCATTTATCAAAACTGTCTTTTCCATACTCTTTAAATCTTGCTTTTAGCATAGTTTTTCTGGCATTATTAATACCTTGTATTTTAGTCAATCCTAAACTGTTCCATAAGTACTCTATAGCTTCATAGATAATTTTTGTATTATTAAACATAACATCGTCCATATTTTCCTTTTCACTGTTTACATCTTCAGCCAGCCCATCTGTTTTGATTTCGTCTGCATGAGTAGGGACAGTGTCAAGGTCACTTGACGAGGTATTCGTAAGAATACCTAAATTATTATTTATGTCTTTATTTATGTTTATGTCTATTAATGTATTACTTTGCGTGCACTTTTGGTTTACTGTTTCGCTTACTTTTGATTTACTAATTCGCTCACTTAGTCGCACGCTATCTTGCGTACTTTCTTGCACACTATCTTGCGTACTTATATCTATTAATTTATACTTACAAGCCTTTGTACCACTTGTTTTGAAATCAATTAAACCTGACTGTTTTAGGGCATTACGATTTTTTAAAATCGCACTTTTGCTTAAACCTGTCAGTAATTCAAGCGTTTGATTGGCTGCTGTAAACCATTCTTGCCAAAAGCACTGATTATTGATGTATACTAATACATTCCATAATTGAAGTTGCCCTGTGGACATAGGATTTATCAGTTGTCTATCATAGAACGCCTTAATTAGTTTAAAATAATTCATCTTAGTACCTCATTATTTTTAGCATATCACTACGCTTTTACCTGTTATTTTTTGTATCTCTGTCTTTATAAGCTCCTCATCAGAATTATGGTCCGACAAGTGCATAACATATATCTTTTTTAGTTTCGATAAGTCATTAGATTTTAAAAAGCCAAGTACAGTCTCCAAGCTCATGTGATTTTGGACTATTCTATTTCTTAAATCCAAATTCAATAAGCCTTGATTTGTATTGTCATCTAATGTTTTTTTTACATAGTTGCATTCAATCATTAGATGAGTCATACCGCATATCTTATATGGACTGTATGCAGTATCTGTCATAAATACTAATTTATTACTTTCACCATCGGCAATCACAAATCCTAACGGTTCGTTTGTGTCATGCACAGTATGAAATGCCTTTACATACACATTATTAATCATTTCATTTACATATATATGATTGCCATTATGATTAAAAATCTTAGTTCTGTGATGATTTAAAACTTCTAACTCTTCTGCTGTGCCATAACTCATATAGCAGTCAATTCCATACTTCAATAAATCTTTTACAGCCTTTGAGTGGTCTTTATGGCTATGCGTTATTAAACAAGCGTCTATTTCGTGCATCTTGAATTTTAATTTTTTTTGTATTTCTTTAAAGCTGATACCACACTCAATTAAGAGTGTAGTATCATTTGTTTTTATCTTATAGCAATTTCCTTTGCTACCACTTGCCAAAATTTCTATATCCATATAGCACCATCCTTTTTAAAACGGTGCTTTTTTTGGCTCATCTTGTTGTATAACTTCGCCAGTTTCAATATCCACTATCTCATTTGATGGCTCTTGATAATCAGCTATATCAATCACCGTCTTATTCGCTTTTTGTTCTATTTCTTTGCTTAGCTCCTGGTCCGCTTCATCAGTAATTGCAGTTTGCATTTCTGTGCTTAATATTCCATATTTACTTAATAGTAGTCTTGTTACAGTCTTAAGTGCCATAGCAGAAAAATTAGTCTGCCAACTACTACCTTTAAAACTGTATGTCTTACTGAATTTTTGTGCGTGCTTTGTTATATCTTCCTTGCTCATATACAAGCACTTTTCAAAGCCGTTAATAAGCTTGAAATAAGCAAAATATCCTATCTCGTTGTCGCTTTGTTTATCTCCGTGTATCTCTATAGTTCCGGCAAGATAATTATTCTTTATCTCCATGCCCTCATAGATGATACCTGCGTTTAGGTTTTGATACTGTCCTGTTCTCATAGCCAGTTGGATATATCCTTTGTAGCCTAATTGAAACTGTGGTACATCTTTGTAAGGCACTATATAGGCAAATCCTAATTGCTTATTGATAGGTAGCTTCAATGTCGCTGCCTTTAATGCTTCCATGATTACATCTTTAGCCTTGCATTTTTGAAGATTTGTATCTGAGTTATACAAATCTATCAAGCTTGATAAAAACGCTCCTGAATTCTCTTTTAGTGCATCCTTGAACATCTTATTCAAGGCTGTATTATTGACCAATTCTTTCATTTGATTAATTGGTGATAGCGACATATTTTGTTTTTGAATTTCGTTAGACATTTCCTTTTCTCCTTTACTCAACCCTTAATTTCTTATCATTGCTTACAACAAGTCTTACAACCTGTGCATTCACTTCTATTAGTTCATTGACACTTTCTGCATTGTCAATGAATATTGGAGTAGATATATCCAGTTTTTCAGATAGTACATTGATAATGTCAAGACCTGCATTTATCTTACCTGCATTATTGACATCTGAGTATGGAACTCCGTCAACTGTAGCTTCGCAAGTCTCGGCTATACCGCCGTTGATTTGCACATCAAAGAGTTTAAATTTTACAGTTTTAAACATATCGTTGATTTTATCTGATACAAGGCTTGTATATATTTTTGTATATTCATCACAAAGATTTAATATTTCTTGTGTCTTTTCATATGCTTTTGCAAGGTCTTTTTCTTGCTCTTTGTACTGCTCTATTTTAGCTTGTATCTTCACATTTTCATCTTTGTAATACAATTGCTTATTTATCTCTTCAATTTCGCTCTCAAGTGCTTTTTTTCGCTCTAACAAGTCTTTGTTATCTGCTTTATTAAGATTAATAAGCTCTTGTTTTTTTGCTTCTATCTCAACATCAATTTCTGATACTCTCTTAGGAACAGGTTCTTTTTGAATTGATTTTATTAATTCGTCTATATTTTTTATTTCTTGAATATTATCTAATTGTTCTTGTATTTTTTGTAATAATATTTCATTATCTTTTATATTTTTCTCTTTTAATTGCATTTTTTCTTTTAAATGATTTGCTTGAAGTTCAATTTGTTCTAATCTCTTAGATTTGTTGATATTAAACTCATCTTTTATCTTGTCTATCTGCTCGGCAGGTAGTTCTTGCTTACAAGTAGGGCAGATAGTATCTCCGTCAAATTCTTCTTCGTTTAGCTTGAGCCACTTTGCTCTTTCGTCATCAAGATTTTTATTAAGCATCTCTATCTCTTTGTTAGCAAACTCAATCTCTGTTTTTATATTTTGTAATTTTTTTTGTGTTTGTTCTATTTGATTTTGTGCATCATTGCTTTCATTCTCAAGCATTCGTACTTTTTTATTATAAATATCTTCGTTTTTTCTCAAGATACTATTTTTTTCAAGTTCAAGACTTGTTATATCTTTTGATATAAGACTTATGTTATCTGCTATACTGCTAAAGTCTGATAGCTGTTTGTCTATAATATTTTTAGAACTTACTTTTGCTTTTTTTCTAAATTCAAGTGCATCAAAATCAAGCTCCTGTATTGAGTTATTAAGCTCGTCAATCCTTACTGGCAGTTCTTCAATCTCTTTGTTTATCTTACTTGCTGTAGCTTTATTCATAGCCCTTATTTCTTCAAGCTTATACTTATCAAGCTCAAGTTTTTTAAAATCTTCATTACTTGCTATAATGTCTTCTACATTCACATCATCGATAAGACTTAATAATGTATCTCTTCTTTGCTTCTTATCTAAGTTCACATTGAAGTGTTGTACATTAGATAGAAGTTTGAATTGTTCTTCAGATATAACACTTGCTATCCTGTCTTGATACTCTTTCTTCTTGATAGGGACATCATTGATATAGTAGTCTGTAGTATGTCCGTTAAACTCTTTTTGTGTCTGTCCTCTCTTTTTAGTCCATATCTCACTATATATCTTTTTGAATGTTGTATCTACTCCGTCTATGTCCAATGTTGCTGATACACTATGGTCTATCATTGGTATAGCCTGTCCGTTTTCGTCAAGTGTTTTAATCTCGAACTGGCTACGATTTAAACTGTCCTTATCCCATAAGAGCCAACAAAATGCGTCAAACACAGTAGTCTTACCTATTGCATTATCACCGTATATGTTAGTTAGACTATCATTAAAATTTATATTAAGGTCTTTTATACCTTTAAAATTCAATAGTTGTAAACTTTTTATTTTAATATTCATTTTGTATTTTCCTTTCTTATCTTAGCCCCAAAGTTTGTTAGCTATTTCAACTTTCTTTTTAAGTTCTTTAACTTCTTTGTTCGCATAAGTTAAAGAATACGAATGTGTTCTTTCTATGGTTCCATCTTTTAAGCTTTTGTGATATTCAATAGCTTTTTCAAGTTTATTAGAAAAATATTCAATACTTTCAGGCATTGCAAGAGTTATTTCGTTTGCTTTATCCTCCCAATATTTTGCTTTGCTTTCAAGTTGTTCAGCTTTTTTTTGATATTCAAAAGTTTTTCTCATACGATTGTCATTTCTTTCAAGTAAAGCTCTGTGTCTTTTTTCGCTGTGATGTCCTACTTTTATAGGTTCTCCTAAACTCAAAAACTCTTTTCCCTCTTGAGCTTTGTTGAAATATTCATGACTTTTAGCTATGTTTCTATTAATACTGTTGTTATATCTTTTTGCTTTTCTTTCTGCATAACTCTGTTCTTCAATTCTGACTATTGAATAGTAGTTTTTCTCATTTTTTTGAGCAATCAAATTATATACTTCGCATTCTACTGTTTTTCCATATTTTGTTTCTAATTCTATTATGTCGCCTCTTTTGTATTCATCGTCACATTCGGCTATCCAAACATTTGGACAGTATTTTTTGAACCTGTTCATTACTCTCTCCTTTATATTGATTTTTTTATAATTTTATGTTATTATCTAATCAAATTTTTATTTTTTGTTTGCTCTTATCAGAAATTACCGTTTCTGTAAGAGCTTTTTTATTTACTTTTTTCCTGCAATGTGGGCATATATATACTTTTGCTATGTTGTATATGCTCACTTGCCACGTTTTATTACATATCTTGCATTTTTTATTCATCTTCACCTCTTGTCATAGTTTTTAAAATACAGTTGTATTTCTTTTCATCTTTAAGAAATCTTATCAACATATCTCTTTGTGTAGCTTTTGTTATTAAGTTTTTAAGTTCATCATATTTGATTTCTACAAACACATCTTTACTTTTCACTTGCATATTCATTGCTTAATCTCCTGTGATTTTAAATATCTCCAAAAGCCTTTATTAAGTATCATTATGTTGTTAAAATTTGCTTTTCTATAAATTTCAAGAGCTTTTTCATATTTACTCTTTTCATATTTTCTTATCAGTTTTTGTATTAGCTTTTTTATCAACTTAACCATAGTTTTACATATCCTCTTTCTATTGATTTTCTGATTCTTAATAATCTTAGTAGTCTAAATATTTTCATATCTTCTACTCCTTTATATTTCATATATTTGCAAGCCCAGTACGCTTATAGCGTCAAGCTCTTTTGAATTTATCTTTTTTACGCCTATCACCTCTTTTACTTTTTCTTTTAGTA